AATGGCTTTAACAGACCCTTTAGGCTCTAATATACTTATTGGTGGTGTTGATGGTAGTGCTACGCTTCGTGGTCACGCAACAAATGACGCTATCGGTGACCAGTTTGTTCCTGAAATTTGGGGACAAGCAGTATTAGATTCCTTTAATAAAAACACAGTCTTATCCAAACTTGGAACAGACTTATCTGCGTTAGCAGCAGGTGGTGGAGATAAAATTAATCTACCTCACGTTGGTACGCCTATTGTACAAGCAGTAACTCAAAACTCAGAAGTTATTAGTTTAGATGTATCAGGTAGTGATACTGCAACTTCTACAAGTTTATCTATAGACCAGCATCACGTTGCTCCTGTATGGATTCCTGATGCAGTAAAAGCACAGGCTTCTTATGATTTGTTTTCTTTATATGCAGGTCAAATGGGGTATGCTATAGCAAGAGCTGTAGATAACTATGTCGCTTATTCTATTGTAACCAACTTAACAACTGCTTTAGGTAGTGGAGATGGTATTTCTAGTACTACAGCAGCAGTTGAAGTAGGAGAAACTCTTACTGACGCAAACTTAGCTTCATTGTTAGGTTTAATTGTTGGTGAAACTGGAGATACAAATGGATGGACATTAGTTCTTTCTCCTGTTACTTATGGTGCTTTAGCTGGTATTGGCGAAGCGTTTGCTCAAGGAACACAAGCTCCATTAGGTGCTGATTTTGCTAAAACAGGTCAAGTTGGAACATTAATGGGTATGCCTGTTGTTATGTCTAACAACGCATATCTTGATGTAGCTTCTGTTTCTGCAAATACTGAAACAGGAAGTCAGGCTTGGACAGGTTTTGATACTGGCTCAGGTGGTGGTGATACAGCAGATGATGACCATTTAATGGGATTTGCTATTCACGAATCAGCATTATATACTGCTATTCAATCAGAGGGCGTTAAACGTTCTTATCAACATACATATATGCAAGACTTAGTGTCTTATGACGCATTATATGGATGTGTAGTTAGAAATGCAGATTCTGCTGGTGACAGAAGAATAATCGCATTATACGATAGTTTAGACTAAAGTATAATCTAAAATAATAAAAGGGAGGCGTAAAAACCTCCCTTTTTGAAAAAGGAAAATTATGGCTAAAAAAACTTATATATATAAAGGTAAGCGTTCTGTTAAGCACGGCATTACAAAAGATTTTGATTCTAAAATGTTAGATGAAGCAAAAATTAAAAGATTACAAGATAAAGGTTGGGAAGAAGTAAAACCTAAGCCTAAACCTAAGCCTAAACCTAAAACAAAAAAAAATAATGCTTAAAATATCAAATGGTAAGGGTGATTCATACAGGATTCCTGTTACTGATAAGAAATATAAAAAGAATTATGACAAAATCTTTAAGAAAGGAAAAAATGAGTTTAAAAGAAAGCATTAAGCAGCACGAAGGATATGTAGGTGTAGTCTATAAAGATTCTTTAGGGATTGATACTATAGGTTACGGATTTGCAATAAAAGATTTAGAATTAGACGAAGATATATGTGACATTATTCTTGAAAGAAAACTTAAAAACTTAAACGATATGGTTAAAATCAAGTTTAGTTGGTATAAGTATATGCCACCTGAAATTCAAGATGTTGTTATGGAAATGTGTTATCAATTAGGTGTAGGAGGGTTTTCTAAATTTAAGAAAACAATATCCTATTTACAAAACAAGCAGTTTCACGATGCTTCACAAGAAATGCTTGATAGCCTTTGGGCAAAACAAACGCCTAATAGAGCAAAAGAATTAAGTAATAGAGTAAAAGAGGTGGAAGTTGGACATTGAAAGTTTAAAAGCTGGTGGGCTTGGGTTAAGTGGTTATATAGTTCAATGGATAGATTTTTTTAGTCCAGTAATTGAATTAGGCTATATGGTTGTTCTTATTGCTTATTTTTTATATCAAATTAAAAAAATAAAAAGTGAGATTAAGTAGTGAGTAAAGGCGTAGTTAAAAGAGTAATAGTAACGCCTGATAAACATTTTCCTTTACACGACCAACCTTCTATAAACGTATTAAAAAAGACTATTGAAATAGTCAAACCTGACGCTTATGTTGATTTAGGTGACGTTGGAGAATGGTCGGCTTTTAGTGCTTGGAAATATAAACGTAAAAAAGCACCCCCTCTTGAGTTCTTAATAGAAGATTTTGATAAAGACGTAAAAGATGTCAATGAAGGTATGGACCAAATTGACGAATCACTTGATAAAGTAAATTGTGAGGAACGATACATCACAGAAGGTAACCACGATAACTGGTTAAATATGGCTGTTGAGAAGTATCCTTATATACCTCAATATAAGTTTAAAAATGCAGTTAAACTTAAAGAAAGAGGTTATAAGTATATTCCTTTTGGAAAACACTTAAAATTAGGTAAATTATACCTATATCACGGACATCAATATGGTGGTCAATACCATACAAGTAATCATTTAAGGAAACTTGGATGTAATGTTATGTATGGACATTGGCACGATTTACAACAAATGTCTGCTACTCATATGGATGGACCTAAGTCTGCTTGGAGTATCGGATGTTTGAAGGATATGGCAGCAGAAGCTAATGATTGGCTTGACCATAGAAGAATTAATTGGGCACACGCTTTTGCTATCGTAGATTTTTTTAGAGGAGGACTATTTACAGTCCATATTATACAAATAATAAACGGCAAAACTTCATTATGGGGTGAAATCGTAGATGGGAATAAGTAATGTTAGTGCAAAAGATGATAATACAGGGTGCTGTAAAACTTATCGCAAAGCAATTCAAACTAGACAAAATTCTTCATTACGTTGAAGAACCTAATGAGTTAGATAAACAAGTTGAAAGACTTACAAGCCGTGTAGAAATATTAGAGACTATTATAAAGGAGAAATAATATGTTAGATTTTATATCAAATAACGCAGGATTATTAATGGGTGGAACAGGTGGTGGAATTGTGCTTTATATGCTCAAAAAGATACCAAATGAGGAGATTTGTGCTTGGGTTGAGGGTATATGCTTTGCAGCAGGTAGATTTATGACTTTAGGGCTATCTCAATGGAAATTCACTAAAAGTATATGGAATAAGACTGTAGAGCCTTATTTTATTGATTTAATAGATAATTTTGTAGGTGGAGCACTTAGAGGCTTAATTAAAGGATTGAGGTCAGATAAGTAATGCCATACAAGACAAAAGGTAATCGTTTAGTTAATGAAGTCACTTTAGGTGATGGTTATCCTTTGTCGTCTAATTTAAAACCATTAAAGGTAGGTGGTAAGACTTCTCCACTTGAGATGGCTTCTGCCTACCCTGATGATAGTGTTAAAGGTAAAGTTAAGATTAATGGAGATTTAGAAGTTGTAGGTTCAACTAAGGGTATATCTGTTACTGTTGATGCTCAAACTTGGACTAAAAGTTTAGGTGGATATAAAACAAACAATAATAGTTCAACTAATTATTATTTTCAATATTATCCAAATTATCATTTATGGACTAATTATGATTCATCTCCAACAAGTATAAATTCTACAGATGTTTATTCTGCTGCTTATTTTCCAAAAGCGTCAGGAACATTAACAAATATAGATGTAGTTTGTAGAGCTTCTGATACAGGAACAACAGACCCTCTTAAATTTTATGTATTTAAAGGAACTCCTGCTAACAATGCTACAAGTACAAGTTTAACTCAAATTGGGGTAACAGATACAATAACTCCTATAGCATTAAAGCAAATGAAAACATCTACTGATATATCATCAAGTAATGATTTTTCAGCAACAGATAGATTATGGGTTATGTATAAAAAAGATTCAACTTCAGCTAATCAAGATTTATATTTTGAAGTAACTATAAGTGGAGAATACGATTGATAGATAAAATTGATACAAATTCAGAACCTTATACAGATTTAGCAAAAGATGGAATACCTTTACCTGAAGCAGAAATGTATAGAATTATTGTAAGTAAAATTAATGAAATTATTGAAAAGATTAATGGAGAATAGATGGGAAGTTTAGCAGGAAAATCACCAGCAAATACATATAAAAGTTTATTAAAGGTAGCAGATGAAACTAATGGTGTTTCTACTACAAATAGTCAAATAGAAGATGGAGAAGGTACAGCTACCTGTTTAAGTGTAAGTGATGATGGTTTAGTTGTTCAACCACAAAATGATAATGGTGTAGCAACATTTGCTGTTAGGGCAACAGGTGGAGATTATGTTTGTAAAGCAGATACATCAAATTCTGTATTGAAAGTAGGCTCAACATCAACTGCTGCTAACACTCAAATAATAGAATTTAATGTTCATGATTTAACACCTACAGCAGGAAATCATTATTTTGTAAGTAAAGGAGTAGCTAAATATAATATGTTAAATGGAGTTACTGAACTTTCTAATGGAACAGGTACAGACCCTGCTACCACTTATGATGGAGGAACAGAAACTGATGAATTAATAACACATTTATTTATAGCACCTATTAATTTAACTGTAGATGCGTGTAAGTTTATGGTTTCAACAAGTGCAGATACAGATACTGTTATTAATGTTCATCTTTATAAATTTACATTAACAAATTTAGGTGGAACAGCTGATGGAAATTTAACAAATGGAACTTTACTCGCAAACGGACAAGCAACAGCAGTAGATAGAAATGTTATTAAAACAGTAGATTGCACAATAGATAGTTCTTCTGTATCAGCAGGAGAAGTTATTGCTTGTTTTGTTGAAAATGAAACAAATACAAACACAATAAGATTAAATACACAGGTTTTATACCACTTTGATTAGGAGAAAATAATGGCAAAATTAGAAGCGAATTTAGAAATAAAAACAGGAAACGGAACAGATTATTTATGTGAAATGACCGAACAATACACAGAAATATTATCAACACAACAAATTGTAGATAATAATGATGAATACACACAAATTGCTACTTTTGGTTTAGCTTCTGGTATTGGTGGTAATGCTGGGCTTAGAATGTCAGGAGCAAGATTAGTTGTTGTAAAAAATAATTCTGATATACCTATAGAAATTGAAATAGGCACAACAGACTATAAAAATAATTCAAATGTAGATGAATTAAATAGTGTTGATTTAGGTCCAGATTCTGCTACATCGATAAGACAAATTTCTTATATACTTGCAAGTAATGAATATATGGTTCTTCCTAGTACTTGGATGGTAAGTTATGCAGAATCTCATTCAGCAGCTAATGCTAAAACCATTGACAACAAAGGTGGGTATGATGTTAATAGTGGAAAATTATATGGTGATAGTGGTGCTGACCTTGGAGCAAAAGTAGAAAATACTGAAACACAAGTTACTGTAGATGATACAGATTTTTTTAAAGTTGGCGATTTAATACAACTTGGAACAACAACAGGAACAACTGCTACTAACATAGAAATTATGAGAGTTAAATCAATAGATTCAAGTACAGTTATGCAAGTTGAAAGAGGTTTGTATGGCTCAATTACAGCAGATGGAGATGCACAAACATCTAGTCATTATGGTGCTGTAAGTGGTGCAAATGTTTATATCCCTTGGTTTAACACACAAGAAGATTATGATAAATATCACGATGATGCTAATGCTTTAGGTATAGTACAAACTAATAAAACAGGTAAATACACAGCACAAAATTTATTTGGTTATGCAAGAACTGCTGATGGAGTAGCTAGTGGAATTGTTAAAGGTTCTTTAGCTTTTAAATTTTATAATTCTGGTTTCCAAGAGTTTGGATTGTCTGGTATTACGCCTTCAACTCATAGTGGTTTAGCTGCTTCAACAGCTTATGCTTTGAATATAACTGTTGATGGTGGTTCAGAATTTGCTAATTTATCATTTACAACTGATGCTTCTAATTTAAACTTTGGTGGTAATAATGGCGTTATAAGTAAGATTCAAGAAGCACTTGATACTCAATACTACACATCAGGCAACTTATTTGAAAAGAAAGTTAGTGTAGGTATTGTTGGTGGTGATATTAGATTTACTTCAGGAACAAGAACAAGAAATTCAGCAATAGCTTTAGCAGCTCCTTCAAGTGGGACTACACCATTTGGAGTTGGTAGATTACCTGCTATTGGAAGTATTGAAGCTGCTGTAGCATCTAAACTGCCTGATGATACTATTGAAGATAAAACATACAATATATCAAAATCAAATAAAGGTATATTTGCTTATGATGATGGTAAAGGTAATATTATAGGTGCAGCTACAGGTACTATAAATTATGAAACAGGTGCTATTGATATTCAAGGACCATCTAATGCAGAATTTGTAGTAAGTTTTAATTATGATTCAGCTCATAGTGGTGGATTAAGTTCTAATAATACAATGAAAACATTAAAAGCGAGAAGTTTAAATAGTAAAATAAATGCAGAAGTAGAAGTTATAGGATTTGTATAAGGAGAAAATATGCCAAAAGGTAAAGGAACATACGGTAAAAAAAGAGGAAGACCTTCTAAAAAAAGTAAAATGAAAAGAAAGAAAAAGTGAAATGGCTAAGTTTAAAGGAAAATCAGTTAGATTAAATAAACCAAGTCGTATTACTAAAGGACAAGCAGGTTACGGAAGAAAAAAGTTTCAAGTATATGTTAAAGATGGCACAAGAACTAAAAGAGTTGTATTCGGTGACCCTAATATGAGAATTAAAAAAAGTAGTCCTGCTCGTAGGAAGTCATTTAGAGCAAGACATAAATGTGCTACAGCTAAAGATAAAACAACAGCAAGATATTGGTCTTGCAAGAAATGGTAGGAGGATAAATGGCGACAGCAGCAATATATTGCACACATAAAGAATTAAAAAGAGTATTTCCTCAACTTGATAGTTTTGATGGTAAAAAACAGATTTATGGCTGGAATATAGGATTGACTGATTGGCACGATAGTGCTTTAGATTGTTATTATACTAACAATACAGGTTTAGTTACACAATTATATTGGGATGGAGCAGAAGTTAATCAGATTGCTTTTAATACAACAGAAACTACAAAATTAGATGGAGCATTAACTCCAAGTGCAGCAGTTTTTTATGTTGATGCAGGACACGGACTTGCAGCAAATGATATAGTAAAAATTGATAATGAATATTTAAGGGTTACTTCTATTGATTCTGATACAATTCATACTGCAAGTGCAGGAACAAACAGAGGTTTATTTGGAAGTGCAGCACAACATCACGCAAACGATGCAAGTGTTTATAAAATAATAGATGCAAGTGTTGATTTACCTGATACTGCTTCAGCAGACCCTGATGGATTATGCTTTGTATATGATTCAGAATTAGATTTATGTTTATTAACAACAAGCACAGGCGACCCTAATGATTATTTAGTAGAAGCAGGAGAAGATTTCACAACTTTAGTTACTCAATTTAGAACTGATGCAAGTAGATACCTTGATAGTATGTTAGACCCTAATATGCCAAGAGAAGCATTTAAAGATAAAAGTGGAAACTTTGATTATCTAATTATAAGAACAACTGCTTTAATAGCTGCTAATTTTATGATTAAAAGCCACGACCCTAATAGCGAACTTGCTAATGCTTTAATGGCAGAAGCTATGTTAAATATTGAAAATATTAATGAAGGTAAAGCTGCATTAAGTTTTCAAGTTACAAGAGATTCATCTCAAGGTGTTATAAGAGATGTAACTTATACTGCTACTGCAATTAGACCTGTAGATACAAGAGGTGAATGGTCAGGTACTTATGACCTTATAAAAATTAAAATAAGTTTAGGTGGAGCTTTAGGTACAGGTAAATATTCAGTATGGGTAAAAGATTCTACTGCACTTAAAAATAATAAAGTTGTGGAAGATGAGGTTATTACAGGTGACTATCAGCCATTAGCAGGTGGTTTAGAAATAAGGTTTGCTGGTGAAGCAGATGATACGGTAGCTGCATTAAATAACGAATGGGAAATAGAAGTATTTGGTAAATATGAAAATGTAGATAACTCAAGTGCAAAAGCAGTTAAAATGACAAGAATTAGAAAAAATAGCAGGTTATATTAATGGCAGTAAGTTTTACTAACAACTTTAAGAATATATTAGATAAATTACGTAATATATTAAGAACAGAATTTAAGGGTACTTTACCTGTTTATATAGGGCACGAACAAAAAGAAGTGGCGACACAATATTTACGGCTTGACCCTGTAGGTAGCACTTTAAATGAGTATGGTATTAGTAGTGAAATGAGGGAGTTTCAAATTAATATGTTTTATTATTTTTCAGACCCTAATGTAAATAAATCATCATTAGACCACGTTTTAAGATTTGTATCAAGAATTGAGGCTTTAATACACGATAACATAACTATGGAATTAGGAGATACTCCAGCAACAAGTTGTTTTAACTGTAGGATAGATTCTACAGAATTAAACGCCTTAGATGACGAAAACGAATATGTTGTTCAATTTGAATGGAGAGGACAACATTTAGCTAATATGGGTTAAGGAGAAAGTATGAAAATAAAACTAAAAGATGATAAAATGGAAAGATATAATGGTTTTTATAGAAGGCAATTTAATGCTTTAAATAAAGGTGAAGTTATTGAAGTTGATGAAATTCCATTAGAAGCAGAACCTTTTATAATCGAAGTAAAAGAAAAACCAAAAGCAAAAACTAAAAAGGAGAGTAAATAATGGCAATAAGCACAGTAGCCTATAGTCCTAAAGAATTTAGAGTTGCTATACAAGCACAAACAGCATTAGGTACTGCATTAACAAATGGTATGCAGGAAATAAATGTTGATTCTATAACACACGGAACTTTAGGTGGTAACAATAACTATGATTTAAAATCAGGTGGTGGTAGAATACTACAAGATGAACATTACTATCACGATAACTTAGGTGCTGTATCTGAAATATCAATATCAGGTATATATAGTACAGAGTTTTTTGAATTAATTGAAAACATAACAGGTGATACTGGTGAAATTTGGGAAGTTGCATCTAATTATGAACCTTCAACAAACATTAAAACAGGTGCTACATTAACAGCAGGAAATAGTGAATTACTTACATTAGCAATTATGCCTCCAGTAACAGGAGGAGCAACACCAAGTGCTACTGAAGGAATACTTTATAAAGACTGCGTGGTAACTTCATTTTCTTGGTCAGGTGATATGACTGATAATAGTGGATTAGTTAAATATTCTGCAACTTTAAAAACACAAAGCCCACCTGCTTTAGAGCAAGATGCAAGTGGCTATACTATAGCTGCATACGAAATGACTGCTGCACAAACTATTCAAATGGCTGATTGGGTAACTGCTGCAAAT